TACTTACGAAGGTCACGAAGATCAGATGGCGGGACGCCAGATGGCGTTGCCGCTTGAGGATCACGAAATGCCAGAAGGCGCGTTTCGTGGAGAAGATGGACATGCTTATGCGCCACACCCGGAAATGCCCGGAATGATGGCCCGCGTTACGAAGGAGATGTGAGATGGCACCGCGTGATAGACGAGAAGAAGCGTTCCGGGCTGGTTTAGCAAACCCTTTTATGGGCGACATCGGCCCGCTGCAGCGTTTGTATGGAACGGTGCAGGCTATCGGTTCGGAATTGGGCGGGGGCGACATGGGCACTCCGTTTGGTCAGCGTTTTGGTGAAAGCCAGAAAGCGACGAAGGCGGAAGTGAAGCGGCTGCAGGAATTGCGGAAAGCGCATCCGGAGGAGTTCGGACGCGGCATGATGTTTGCACAGGAACAGCAGGACCCTTATATGCTGGGTCTGGGTGTTGGTTCGATGGGTGCAATGCGTCCGATGGGGGTGACCACCTTTTCTCCTGCGCGTGAAATGCCTTCTGGACCCGGAATGTTGGAAGGTCCTGCGGGTATGCGTGGACTTCCGGCTCCTGCTCCGCGAATGTTGGGTGGCCCGCAAGGCATGACAGAGGCTGCGCCAGTTGCGCCGTATTATCGCAATGTCCCGCCGGAAATGGGCACGTCGATGCGTCCGATGACGCCGTTTCAGCAGAACCAAGTCGGCCTTTCGACTGGGCGGTTTGGTACGCAGGGTTATGCGCCGGAAATGGCTGTCACGGACTTTGAGTCGTATGCTCCGGGTGGAATGGGCCGCACGACAACTGGCCCGACGCCGATGAACAAGTTCGACCAGAATATGATGGACGCTTATCGCCGTGGTCGAATGGGCACAGGTGCTTCGCGTGGAATGTATGGCGAATACACTCCGGAGGAAATGGGCTCGGCGATTGTGCCGTATCGGCAGGGTGGACTGGTTTATGAGCCTGTCGGCGGGCCGCAAGGCGCTGCTCCTCGTCAGATCGGTGGCCCGCAGAGTGGTGGCCTTCCGACGATGGCACAGGGTCGTGGAATGCGTCCGACGCTGATAGAAGGGGAGTTCTCAGAAGTTCCGCCGCAAGGCCAGATACCTTATGGAATGGGTTATCGTCCGAACTTCACGATGGAAGGCGGCACATACACCCCGTCGATGGGTGCGGCTGAACAGTTTGGTGCTGGAACACAGCGTGGTTATCGGGGATTTGGTCCACTTGGGGCAGGACTGGGTGTGGCAGCAGGTCCGGGCGTGATGTATATGGCAGATCGCACGGAGCGTCCAGTTTCGTCTTTGTCGAATAATCCCATGCAGCCATCTAATGTTGCTCCTGCATCTCCGCTTTATGGCACTTCGCCAGAAGGTTATCCGACTTTCGGTATTATGCCGGGGGCAGAAGGAATGAATTTTATTAACCGTGCTCGACAAGGCGCTGGGCCGGAAATGCCAAAAGGTGCAGGAAGACGTGCGGCTGGCGGTGGGGCGGTTGGCGGCGGGCAGAAAGCTGTGCCGCTTCCGCCAACTCGTCCAGAAGGACTGGGTGATACAGGTTGGGAAGGCAACTTGAACTACCTTGTGACGAGTTTAATTGATCGTATCTCAGGGCAAGGTGAGGCCGAACGTGGCCGCAACACTCAAGAATATTACGCCACAAACCCGTGGCCGTATTAACAGAAGGGGGAACTTCCCCCTTCACACTAAAGGAGCCAAGAATGTCAAGAGAGCCGTTGATTAGGTTGCCGGGAAAAGGCGCACATGCCCATAAACTGGTGGCGAAAACTGCGATGGAAATGGCGCAGGAAGTCTATGAAAAGAATGCTGGACGCTCAAACGATTTTTATGAAAAGTATCCAGATCGTGAAGCGTATGTTTCAAGTTGCTGGGCGCTTTATCTTGATGCTGCTAGGACCACTTTGACGCAGTTATTGACTACGAACATGGATGACAACTTGAAGCAAGAGATATATGATGCCTTGGTGAAAGACGCTACGTTGCGTCGAGGACGTGAGGGCGTCCTTCAAATGAAACACGGTGCAGGAGCCTAACATGAAAACTTTGATGCTGAATTTTTGGGAAGGCGCGATGCGCCAAAGTGACGGAGAGCAGGGCGCGGCACCGCCAGAGGCACCAGCCGCTGTCGAGGCTCCCGTTGTGGCCGATGTTGGTCAAGAAACGGTAGCAGATAGCGTTCCCCACGATGCTGCTCCCGATGAAAGCTCTGCGAAACCCCCGCAGGGTCTGCTTGACCGCATCGGCCAACTTACCCGTCAAAAGCGTGAACTTGAAGAACGACTGCAGCAGGCTCAATACTATCAGCAGCCGCAGGCTTATGAACAGCCGCAGGAAGCTGGTTACGATCCCCGCACCGTGCAGTTGGAAATTCATCGGCAGGCCCAGGAACTTGCCAAACATCAGGCTTGGAAAGACACGACAGATAAAATTTGGAATGACGGCCTTTCCAAGTATGGCGACTGGGCTCCGCAGCTTAATAATATGGCGCAGCTTTTAGGCGGCATTCCTACCACTTTAACAGAAGCCGCCATTGAAACCGGAAATCCGCAGGAAGTGCTTTATCATCTGGCAAAGAACCCGGATGAGGCGGCGCGGATTGCGATGCTTCCGCCGACAAGGCAGGCTGTGGCGGTGGCAAAGGTTGCGAGTGGGTTGAACTCACCGAAGCGTGTAAGTTCGGCTCCTCCTCCCATTACTCCAAAGGTGCAAGGTATCGGCAGCGCCCCGGCGACACTTGACGATCCTAACATATCTATGGAAGAATGGGCGAGATTACGCAACGAGCAATCTGCTCGTCGTAGAAGGTAGGCGGAACCACCTTACGGTTCCCCCTCTCTGACTGTGGGGTAAACAGTCTGGGCTGGCCCGATAAAGTGACGGACGCGGGCACCGTCGAAACGCAGGGGACTCCCCCGTTGCTTTTTGGCACTCATGGCGCGTCCGCGCTTTAACAAAAGGTCAGTAAAATGTCTAACTCACTCTTAACAATTAACATGATTACCCGTGAGGCCGTTCGCCTCTGGGTCAACACCAACTCGTTCCTGCAGCATATCGACACGCAGTATGACGATCAGTTCGCCATTACCGGCGCGAAGATCGGCCAGAGCCTGCGTATCCGCCTGCCGAACGATTATACCGTTCGCACGGGTCCGGTTGCGCAGATTCAGGATACGGCGGAACAGTCCACCACCCTGACGCTGGCGACCCAGAAGGGCGTTGACGTGTCGTTCAATTCTGCTGAACGCACGATGAGCTTGGACGATTACTCCAAGCGCATTCTTGCTCCGGCGGTCAACAATCTGGTGGGCGCGGTTGCGGCGGACGTTATGTCTGGCGTTGAAGGCGGCGTTTCTAACCTCGTTGGTAACTTTGACGCTGCGGGCAATCTGCTTCGTCCGACGCTCGACACTTGGCTGCAGGCTAAGGCGCTGCTGTCCTTGCGTTCGGCCCCCACCGATAACCGTAAGTTCATTCTGGACCCGGTTTCGATGGCCCGCACGGTGCAGAGCCTGTCCGGCTTGCTGAACCCCGCGACGGAAATCTCTGAGCAGTATCGCAAGGGTGAAGTTTATAACGCGATTGGCTTCGACTGGTTCGAGGATCAGACTGTCATCAAGCACACGACTGGCACGTATGTTGTTGGCGTCTCCCCGACCGTCAACGGCGCGAACCAGACCGGCACCAGCATTAACGTGACGATTGGCGCGTCCTCCTTCACGGTTGGCGACATCATCACTTTTGCTGGCGTGAACGCGGTCAACCGCATCACCAAGGTTACGACTGGTGAACTGCAGCAGTTCGTTGTTACGAGCTACGCTGGCGGTGTCCTCGGCATTTATCCCGCGATTGTGCCGCCGTCCGGTGGTTCGACGGTTCAGTATCAGACGGTTACGGCTTCGCCCGCCAACGGCGCTGCCATTAACAGCCTGACGCTGACGGGCCAGGTTTATCGTAAGAACATCGCGTTCATCCCCGATGCGGTTACGATGGCGACTGCCGATCTGGAAATGCCGAAGAACATGCAGGAAGTTGCGCGTGAGCGTATGGACGGCGTGTCTCTCCGTATGGTGACGGGCTTCGACATTAAGTCGGATCAGTTCATCACCCGTCTGGACGTTCTTTACGGTTATCTCTGGGTTCGCCCGGAATGGGCCGTGGTCGTCGCGGACATTATCTAATCCCAAAGGGAGGGGCAGAAATGCCCCTCTCATCTTTAAGGAGCGAGTAAAATGGCTAAAGCAAAACAGCAGTATCTGGGCGTTTATGAAAACATGGATTTTCCAGATTATAAATTTATGGAATATCCGAAAGTCGTCGGCTATCGGGATGACAAAAAGAACATTCCGATTATCGTAGCTGATGCTCGGGAAGAAGTTGAATTTATCACCACAGGTTCGCCGGGGGCGCATATTTCGCGTGAAGATGAACTTCAGGCTGAACTTGAGCGTAAAGCTGTAGAATTAGAAGCTGCA